ATCATCTACAACATCTAGTGAACTAGCAAGTATTATAACAGATGAAACCGGTTCAGGTAATCTTGTATTTTCTAATTCACCAACATTAACATCTCCTACAATAAATGGTATATTATCTATAAATAAAGAATCAACAAATAATACAAGAATTAATAATAGTTCAGGAGACTTAATATTTGATACAAATACACAACACATTTTTGATGTGCAAGGTAGTGGAATAGTAAGAATGCTTTCTAATAAATTTGGTGTATATAATGGTTCTAATGAAAATGCATTTATTACTAATAATGGAATAGCAAATTTTAAAAATACAAATATTGACGGTGAGTTAACGATTACCGATAATAGTAATTTTGGAAAAGTATCTGTTACTTCAAATGAAATAATTATTGGAAAAGATTCAAGTACTTGTATTAAAATTAGAACAGATTCTAATTATACTCGAATTATGAGAGAAGGTACAGAATGCTTAGCAATACATAAAACCCAAACATGGATAAATACCGATAATGTATATATTACAGGTAGTTTATTTGTAGGTGGTAATCAAATAACTGGTAGTAGTAGTGGTGGTGGTGGTTCAAGTTATTGGAGTTTAAATGGTAATAAATTAGAAACATCTTCAGCAGTAAAATCTATAAGAGTAGATGGTTATGGATATTTTACAGGCGGTGAAATTGATTTTAATACTTTTAGAGATACATCAGGTGTAGCTTTAGGTGGTTATGGCGATTATACTGATAATTATGCAACTATTCAAATAATAACTAGAAATGATGGCGGTGGTTGGATTGACTGGAAAGACAATACAGGAAACTCTGATTTTGACGGCAGAATTCGTTTTAGAAAAACTGAAGGTTTTCAATATGTTACACAATCTAATCTTCCTCATCGATTTTATATAAATGATTATAATACAAATGTGATGGATTTAAGTAGTAGTCGAGTTGATATTAGAAAAAATACATATATTACTGGAACTTTAGGTTATAGTGCAGGTGGTGAAACACCTGTAAATAATGTGATTGGTTCATCACCAAGCGCTGATTATATTATTAAACATCCATTTATACCATCTGATGGTAATACTTACAACTTTGGATTTAGTTGTAAATTGAGCACAAATAGAACTCATTCTACAAACCCCGGTTATTATAATTGGGGGATGCCTGTTATTAAAAGTGATTATGTAGCTATATATTTTGAAGTTGATGGTTATTACGCAGCTAATATAAGAAAAACATGGCAAGGTGAGCTTAATTTTACAGGACAACATAGATCTAAAATTATAAATATTGATGAAGATAATATAGATAATTATATAGGTCTTATAGTAGTATCAACTGGAGATTATAATAATTTAGAAGATGATTTAACAGAATTTAAGCCAACAATAAATGAATCATTACCAATAGTAGAATTATCCGAAAAGAAAAAAGATAAAAGTGTCTTTGGAGTATTATCTAATATAGAAGATAAAAATAGTGAAAATAGAGAATATTCCGTCGGTAATTTTGTAAGTGTATATCCTAAAAAAGAAAATGATAATCGTATATTTGTAAATAGTGTAGGAGAAGGTGCTATATGGGTAGTTAATACAAATGGAAATCTTGAAAATGGTGATTATATACAAAGTTCAGATATAGTTGGTTATGGTGAAAAACAAGATAGTGAATTTTTAGCTAACTATACAGTTGCTAAAATTACTTGTAATTGTAATTTCGATTTAAATTCTTCTAAATATGATTGTTTTGAAATAAATAATAATGGCACTATTTATAGAAAAGCATTTGTAGGATGTACATATCATTGTGGTTAAATAAACTTTTTAGAAAAAAGTTTTATCAAAAAGCAAAAATAAAATAAATAAAAAATAATTTAAAATTGAAATAATATAAGTTATTATATAAATATGTTTAAGAATTTCAATAAGGTGTTTCATACTACACAATTTTCAACTCTTTATAAACATAATAATTTAGTTTTAAAAAAAACTAGAAATATTGATGGTATAATTAATAATGAAACTAATATATTAAATACTCTTGATCATCCAAATATTCCTAAAATTCATTTAAATGAAAATACTTTTGAGCATCAATATTTAGTGATGGATTATTATTCACGTGGAGATTTATATGATAATATTCAAAAAAAAAATATAAATAAAACTGATTATAAAACATTTATTAGTAAATTAATTAAACCAATTTATTATATTCATCAAAATAATATAGTTCATTTAGATTTAAAATTAGAAAATTATTTATTAACACATAATAACGATTTTATTTTAATTGATTTTCAAGTATCCGAATATCATACTAATTTATATAATAAGTTAGAACCATTAAGACATGTAGTAGGTTCACATAGTTATGTAGCACCGGAAGTAAAAGATTATGTATTTTGTAAATCAAGTGATATTTATAGTTTAGGTTGTATACTATATGTAGTATATGCAAATTCATTTTATGATGGAAAAATTGAGTATAATTTACTTAAAAAGTGTGATGATAAACTGGTCAGTATTATTGAAAATACCTTACAAGAAAATCATTTACATAGACCAAATATTTATGATTTAACTTATTACTATAATTTAAAGATTGACTAAATAATTTTAATTATTAAAAAAAATTTTGTAAAAGCTTATAATTTAATATAGTAATTACAATATAAAAAAATAATTATAATAATATTTATGTTGAAAAATTGTAAAAAAGTTTTAAATAGTAATAGTAAATCTATTATACCAAGTGATAGTGTATTATTTAAAAAATATAAATTTAGTAAATTATATAAAACTAAAAATAATTTTATAATTAAAAAAACTAAAGTATGTCAATACAATAAAGAATCCGAAATATTAGGTAAATTAAATAATAAATCAATAATAAAAATACACGATAAATATAGTGATGAAAAAAATAATTATATACTAATGGATTATTATAAAAAGGGTGATTTACATTATAATATTTATACTAACAAAATTGAATTTGATAGAAATTCTATGAATAAAAATTTTTTAAGAAATTTAATAAATCCAATTATTTATATTCATAATATGAATATTGTTCATTTAGATTTAAAGCTAGAGAATTATTTAGTTGATAATAATAATAATTTTGTACTATGTGATTTTCATAAATCTAAATATCATAGTGTCTCATATGATACAAAATGTGATTTAGATAGTATTGTTGGAACAAAATACTTTATAGCACCAGAAATTGACCAAAAATATTTTACAAAAAAAAGTGACATTTATAGTCTTGGTTGTATTTTATATTCATTATATGCTAAAACACATTACCGAGGTGATATTAAAGACGATTTATTAAAACATACACCAAATAAAATTGTAACTTTACTTAATGATACATTAAAAATTAATCCAAATGAAAGACCCACAATATATGATATAAAAAATAATTATAGTTTAAAATAGTAAGCAACTTATTTATATAAATAACGTCCCTTTTTTTTATATACATTGTATGGACTACAACATTTTGTATTTGTAATATAATCTATAGATGTTTTTTTACTAACTAATAATGGAACAAATGAAAAGTACGTTTTTGTTTTCATAAAAGGTAACCAATTATTTCTTCTATTTTTTTTATATATTTCAGTAAATAAATTGCGTGAATCATAATTTAGTACATTAAACTTATTATTTTTAGCTTTATTTTTTATTTTACTTTTATATTTATTTCTTATTTTAAAATTACGTTCACTTGTATTAATAGATGAATAATAACTAAATTGTCTATACATATATTATATATTATGATATTAATTATTTAGTTAAGTAATTATAATTTATATATTAATAAAATAAAATTTTTATATTTGTAATTATATATGAATACTAATACAGAAACAAAGACAAAAACTGCATCAACAAAAACAAAACCTACACCAGCAAAAGCAAAAGTTGCACCAGCAAAAGCAAAAACTGCAATAAAAACAAAGACAAAACCTGCACCAAAAGCAAAGGCAAAACCTGCTTTAAAAACTAAGGTTGTGCCAAAAAAACCTGTTAGTAAAAAATATTTAAGTACTTACAATAGTGAAATTATTAAATTAAAAAATAAATACAAAAATATAAAAATGTGCTGCGATGATCAAAATCAGTTAGTAAATTTAATAAAAGATGTTGAAAAAATAATGGAAATGAAAGAAATTGAACCTAATTTAGGTAAATTATATAAACAACTCGATAATAAAATAGAAAATCTTCAAAGAAAAGAAATGATGATAAATATATTAAGAATATTTTTAGATGATGATTATTATTCTACTAAAGAGAAAAAAGAAAGAATGAAAAAATTTATTGAAGAAAAAACTGATATTAAACTTAAAGATAAATGTGTAAATGTTGGAAAATTAATATCATCATCATACTTAGTTAAGTTTTATGAACATAAAACAAATAAAAAAAGAATTATTAAAGAAAAAATTATAACTCATTATAATCTTAAATCTGATAATAATTTTGGATACAATATATCAAGTATATTAGACGAAATAAAAATATTTCAGAAATTAAAAAAGGAAGATTTTACATCAAGACTATTAGATTATTATATATGTGAGAAAAATGACGATATAGTACTTTATATGGAAATAGAAAAAAAAGGTGAACCTTTATCAAAATGGTTAGATGAAGATAATATATTAACAGAATCTCATAAAAAATCAATAAAAGATTTATTAGTAAAATTACATAAATTAAATATTATATATAAAAGTGGTTTTAATACTGATGGTTTATTAATAGATACTACCAAGAAAACTAAAAAATTTTATATAAGTAATTTTGAAAACAGTGATACACGAAATCACCTTTTTTCAAAAGCTAAAAAAGAAGATATAGAAAATTTAGACTTTGTTTTAAAATGGTCATCACCATATAGTGAAATAGAACTAAAATCACTTATTATATATGATATTGGTGTCAAATTTATATTTTAAATTATTTGTTTTTGATAAAACTTTTTTTTAAAAAGTTTATTTTAATATATTAATGCAAATAATTGTAAACTATTTCTATGTTTTAAAATTTTATAACTTAATTGTGAAATTCTATAAACCGGATGAAGTTTAGTTTCTCTTATTTTTTTTTTTTCAAATAAATTAGTTTGATTATGATCAAATCTGCAAGTTTTCTTAATATGATATTTAGATTTTGATGTTTCATAATTATACATATTACACTCATTTGTATAAATTAAATCATCTAAATAGTCTCTTAATGTATAACCATGTTGTTTCCATTCGGAAATCTCATCACGTGATATTTCAAAATATGATTTAAATAATAACCCTGTTAAAATTGCTTTAAAGTTCATTGCATTTAATTTTGATGAAGTTTGTGTTAAGTAATAAATATTTTGACTAGGTAAATAATTAACAATTTTAAAAATTATTTCATCTAGTAGATTGTTAAACATACTTTAGTATACTAATATTATATATTAAAATCAATTTAATAATTTTGAATTATAATAGTTTATAATTTTATAGTATAATAATTATAATTGTAGTTCTATTAAAGAACCTATAAATTTATGGTCACTAGAAAAATCTAATAATTCTTTTTTTATTTTTTTATTTTTTACACTATTTAATAAATCACAATCCTTTATATGTTCTTCTTTAATTATAAATGATTTATTAGGAATATTTCCTGATGTTAGAATATAGTCACCTGTTTCTAATATTTGTGGTCCTGTTTTTGGATTTCTATATTTATGACCTTCACGATGCCAACAACATGTTGCAAGATGCTTCATTAGTTTATTTTTAGTCATATTATTATGAAAACTTAAAGCCAATTTTGGTTTATTTAAATTTATTTTTAATGGTTTTTCTTTACTAATAAGTGTTTTAATATCATTAAAATCACCCATTAATATAATATTATTGTTTTTTAAGTGTGATTTTAATATTTTTTTGTTTTCAGTATTATTTGTACTCATTACCTTATTTACAAATAAACTAAATTTATTAGTTAGTGTTTCTTCAAAATTTCTTTTAGATTTTAAATTATCCATCCAAGGAGCATGAAGATTTATAAATAAACACTTACTTGTCAAAACAAATATACAAGGTCGTCCATCATTTTCTGATAAATTAAATGTCATTGTTTTTAGAGTCTCTCCAAAAATCTTCGTATTGTATATTACTGATATATATATTCTTAATTTAGAACTACTTGCTCGTGTAGTTGTTTCTATTTCTCCTAAGTTTATTTTATAGTCTTTATTATAATTTATTAATTTTTTTAAATGTTCTTCTGTTTTATCATAACTACCTATATTTCCTATTTCTACAATACCTAATACATCAAAGGGTTTTTGCAAATTATCTAATATTTTTTTTGTATTATTAAAACAAGTTTTAATGGCTTCATGTTTGTCACTACTTTGTTTTAAATATTTTTTTTTACATTTTTGTGCCATATCTTTTTCAGAACCAATTTCTAGACCTTGTTGAATAACAAAACTAAAATTACCAAAAACTACATTAATTTGTGTAGAAGTTTCTTTTTTTAATTTAGATGCACCTCCTACTATATTATTACTAATAACATTTTTATTTTTTTTATCTAAATATTTTTTTTTGT